TAAATGTTCACGCGTCGAGTGCCAATACCATGACCGTCGAGGGTAACCTGGTCACCGGTCGTCTCATTACCCAGTCGATTCAGGTTACAGACCTGTCCTTCATGGAGGGTGCTACTGGTATAACAGCCTCTGAAAATATCATCATTCACGCCGATTTTGATGGTGAAGATACAAACTCAAATGTTGCATCTATCCGCGCGGGCCCCCTAGGCTCTAACATATCCTCCATAGATATTTCGGGTGCTAAATTGACACCCGAACACCAAAGGATATCCTTCAAAACTAAAAATACCGAGCGGGTGCGTATCGCGGCAGATGGTAAGATGGGTATCGCAAACACTGCACCCTCAGAGGCTCTCACCATTGGAGGGAACCTCAAAATTAACGGAAGTAACGCAGCCATCTACGGAAATGTCCAAACCTATATGAAATCTTATGCCGACCCTACACTAAAACAAACAAAGGTGGAAAGCGTCGTCGGTTCGGGGAAGGGTCTCAACTTCTATGCGAGCACGACATCCACGATGGGTTCACCAAAATTGACCATTCTCGAATCCAGTAATGTTGGGGTGGGGACGGCCACCCCCCAAGGTCTCCTCCACACCTCTGGTGGTACAGTGTTTTTTAATAATCCCGTCACCAATTCAAATGGATACAGCCACCTAGGGACACCCCTAGTTGTAACGAATACCTCACCCATTCAAGGCGTCACCGATCTCGGAAACGTGATGCACCTGACGAGGGAGGGGGCGGGTGGAACCTATGATGGTGTGAGAGCAACTTTCAAGATTGGGAAGTTCGATGACACTTCACTAAAATCCAAAACAAAATTAGACATTTACCTCACAAATGAAAGTTACACAGATGAGAAGGACATCCTCACCCTCCGAAGTGATGGGCGGGTGGGTATAGGTTCAACCACCCCCGGTGCACACCTTGAAGTTATAGGGACGGGCATTGGAAATGCGAGGGAGAATGGTATACTCGTTCATAACCAGCATGGAACTGGGTACGGTGATGCGATTATAGCCGCACAAACCGACCTTATAACGGGCAACTCCTTCGCGTCTTTCATTCAATCAAACCAAGATAGTAATCCACGAGGGTGGACCGTCGGTGTAACGGGGGTGCGCGATTTTAGAATTACGAGGAATGAAGATGATGTTTCAGATTCCACAAATGTGGGTTTGTATATAGATGGTACCACCCGTGATGTTGGTATAGGTACAGATGTACCCCGTGGTAAACTTGAAGTAGATGGAAATATCGTTTTGGGACATCAACTTACATTTGGTGGTGTCGATACAGATCAATTTTCAAATACATTCATTCGGGAGAGACAATATAATATCGATGGTAAATCTGAACTTGTAATTTTCAAAGGTAATGAAACTACGGGTGCCGGTGGCCCAGATAGAATTAGAACTATCGCTCCATTGCACGAGTTCCAGACATATGATTCAGCTGGTTTAAGTCAGTCTGAAGTTGAAGACGCCATTACGAATGGCACGGGTGTGTCCAGCCTTTTGACCATCAATGAAGATCGTGTGCTCATTGGTACCTCCACCGACCCAGGTGGAAACTCGAAGCTCTTCATCAACGGTGGTTTCGAGTTTCCCCAGGATCAGAAAATCATCACAGGTTCGATGGATATATTCTCCACGAGTACAACACCATCCCGTGGTATCATAGAGACAGTAGAAGATACCGACCTGACCTTCCGTAATAGAACCGGTGGAACCGCGGCAGAGTTTTTACGCTTCACACACGAGGGCCTCATAGGTTTCGGCACAAACTCACCCTCCACAAATGTACACATATACTCGGGGGTCACGACAGATATCGATGTTCTCAAACTTGAGAGCCCTGGGAGCAATACAAAGACTGGTATCCTCCTCAATACAAACGACAACTATGGCGGGTACCTAAGGGGCTTCAGTTCTGGAAGTATACATGGTACAGTCTTGGGTGGTGTAAACAATGGCGCAGAAAGTGATGGCCTCCACGTCATACATACTAGTAACGTGGGTGTGGGGACTTCGGCACCAACCGAAAAGTTCCACGTCTACGATGGTACGGCACGAGTTGAACATTCCTCAAGCAACGCCGTCATTCAACTCAAGACGACCGCGGGGACATCGAACATACACGGTGATATTTCGGGTAATGTGTACATCACCCCCCAATCTGGTGAGTTGTTCCTAGAAAGTAGTGTAGAGGTCTCTGGGGATCTCGTTATCAAGGGTATTATCGATCTCGGTGAACAGGTCGCTATCGGTTTAGGGGGGTCACTCGCACAGACCGACCTTCACGTTGGTGGTGGTATGATCACTAACTCTGGGCAGGTGGCCTGTAAGAGGTATTCAAATGTAATAGTACAGAGTGCTCCAAGTGGGAATAATACGAAGACTCTAACCTTTGGAAATGGTGCATTCTATGCGAAGATTGTAGCCTCTTTGAGGGAGTATGATGAAGACAAAGACAACATGAGCACCCTAATTCTTGAAATAAATGGCGGCACGAGTGACGAGACAACACCTGGGACAGATATAACAATCGGTACAAAGAACATTTTTGGAAACGTGGGAACCGCCTATCCATGGAGTTCTTCAGTAACTACTACTGGAAATTCAATCACAATTCAACCCCTCTTTTTGACCAATTTGGGGACCCCCCGTAAATATAAATTTGACATCTTTGTGGAACTCATATCATCGACCAGTGGTAAGCTGGTATCCATAAAGAGTGGAACCCTTACACACGCAACATTCACATACTAAATTTACTTCAGGGGAAAACCCCTCGGTAGATTTATTACATTTACGCCCTGATGGAATCAGAGACGGCGAGAATAATCACGCCAACAATGAAGCCCATGATGACGTAATTCATTTCAGTTTCTTCGTAACCAACTGGAGGGGGGACCTCCTCTGGTTCTTCGACAACTTTCGGTTGTTGTCGGACGGGAGGTTCAAGTTCCTCCAGCGGACAATACGCTATCATTTATATAGTATTTAGAGATTAATTTCTGTCTTCTTTTTTCGTCTGGTCCTCTTTGGCTTGGAACCCTCGACGTTGACCTCCTTAATTTCACCACCAGTGGACTCACCAGAGACCGATACGATATCAGACACATCTTCTTCCTCCTCTTGGATCGTGGGTGGTGTGGTGTTCATAGGGGGTGGAGGTGGCATCATAATACCACCCATCAAACTGGAAATGTCCAGACCGGGACCCTGCATCTCGTAATTACCCGTCCCACCAACCGGAGCCTCCGTCGCTGGACCATCAGGAGACCTCGTCGTGTTTTGAACCGCTGCCATCATATTCTTGACCAAATCTGGATTCTGCTTCATCACATCGTTCATGTTGGGCATCACCGACTTGAACATAGAGTTTGTCAGGTGGAACATCATCGCCGAACCACCCAACATCATGATGAGCTTCACCTCTGGAGCAACACTAATCTTGGAACGATACTTGACGTAGAGTTCCTCAAATACACCGTCATAGTCGTCAACATTCTCCATCACAGACTCAGACCACCCCTCCAACTGGATCTCGAAGGGATTGTACCTCTTGTTGAGGAACTCTAAACCCGTGACACAGGCGATAAGCATCCTTCGAGAGAATCTGATTGACTGCTCAACGTCAATACTGTAGGTAATCCTCTTAACTTCGGCCCTCAACTCCTCCACACTTGAATATGCATTTAGACGCTTGTTCACTGAGAATCCCTTCTTCTCAAGGCGCGCCAACTTGTTGATAAGGTCAGACTTCTCTTCATCGATAGAGGTGTACCCCTTAGAAGGTTGATCTTCCTGGAAACCCGGTCCACCACCCCCCATTCGGGGTTCATCGGCATCATCATCATATAGTTCCTCACCGTAATCAATCTCTTCTTCCTGTATAGGTTGCCGGGGGGCCGTTTGCTTGTTGGGGTTTACAAAGGCATCCATCGTATCTTGTTCTTGGTGCATGGGTCTTTGGGGTCTATGTGGAGCGGGCCTAGGTACAGGCTGGGGACGGGGGATGGAAATCTCAATCTCATCCATCAGGGCCTGTTCATCAGCATCTAATTTCATGATATTGGGCTGTCCACGGTCGATGATTATTTCTTCATCCATCTACTCTTTATGTAGAAACTAAAAAAATTACCTTTAACGCAGTTTATAAAAAATGTTGATACATTATAAATGTTCCAGTTCAATAAGACTGACCGAAAGTTCCTCATCACCATCGTGATTTTATTTTATATCGTCGTGATTTTTGGTCTGATGAACAAAAGTCGTTACCAGCCCAAGCCAATCACAATCAAGGTTGTGAATGATAAATCTCTTTTCGATCTCGAGAATCGTATGGATTGCGTCCCAGGGTCGGGTAAGGAAGACAGCCCCTACACCAAGAGTCTCACACCCGGTGGACTCTGTGGCGCCCAAAAACTTGTTGGTGAACACGCTGGGTATGCGATCGAGGATGGAATTGGCGGATCTTTAATCTAAGCTAAATATAAATGGCCCTCATCACATCGCCAACTGAGATGATCCCCGACCTCAACTACGAATATCATACAATTACAGTTGATACCATTGGTCAAACGGCGGCGAATACTTTTACATGTTTTTTGAACCAACCCCTCCACAACGTTGTTCAGGCCAGGCTTTTGGCTGCGAGAATTAATACAGTTGCACCCATCAATGGGACAGGTCACTGTTATGTTTCGATTGAAGAACTGGACTCTATTTTTTCGGACCGAGCGTCAAACGTTCTCACCGGTCAAGCCACTATGAGCGTGGTACGAAACTCCTTCGCTAGTATTGTTACAGCGGATGACAGTGGACTCATCAGTTTCAGAGATGATTACCCAATCGCCACACAGTATATAAATCCAATTCGAACCATCAGTCGTTTAACAATTACTATTAGAAATCAAGATGGTGTTCTCATTGAACCACCAAATCCAGTTGAAGATAATTTTTTAGTCCTCCGTTTCGTGTGTAGGAAACCCAACCTGTAATTTTCTCCCCATAGAGTAGTATACCATGTCCGCTGGTGTTGTTCAATTGATCGCTATAGGTGCCCAGGATGAATATATCATGGGTAATCCTGAAATATCCTTCTTTAGTTCACACTTCAAAAGACATGCTAACTTTTCACAGTCCATCGAAAAACAAACAATTCTTGGAGCAGTGAAAAGTAATTCAATGTCCAGTGTTAATTTTGAACGCTCCGGGGATCTCCTCGGGTACGTGTACTTCGCCGCAGATGATTCGAGTCAAGCCCAATCTATAGATGATTGGAGAACCCTGGTAGACAAAGTCGAACTCCTCATCGGTGGCTCCGTTGTAGATTCCCAGGATTCGATTTTCAGTGAGAAAATTGCCATAGATACATTCGCCCAGAATGTCTCCAAGAGTGCCATGGGACCACACCCCGGTACGAGCTCATCCTCCTACTTCTACCCCCTCCGCTTCTTCTTTTGTGAGAGTGCACAATCCGCAATTCCCCTTGTGGCCCTAAACTATCACAATGTAGAGTTGCGTATCTATTGGGGACCAAACGCGTCCGCCTATAACATAGAATGCTTTGCAAACTATTACTACCTAGATACCAAAGAACGTGCGCAAATTTCCACAAAGACCCACGATATTCTCATCACCCAAGTTCAAAAGAATATTCCATCCCAAAACCGGATCCAAGAACTCACATTCAATCACCCCGTGAAGTACATCGCATCATCAAATACATCCGTTATAAGCTCCCTAACTTCACCATCGAATAGAATTAAACTCACCATAAATGGTCTAGATGTTGGTAACTATAGGTGGAGTCAACCACACTTTATAGACGTCATGAACTACTACCACACCAACTTCGTGACCTCACCCGATTTTTTCTTGTACTGCTTCTGCCTCATGACCAGCTCCTATCAGCCCACGGGGACCCTCAATTTTAGCCGCCTCAACTCAGCCAAGATTATGAGCGAATCCCTAGACATAATGGACCCCATATACGCAGTCAACTACAACATATTACGTATACAAAATGGTATGGCTGGTCTCTTGTATGCAAACTAATTATTCGTGTAAATAAAATCAAGTGTTATATAAATGGTAAAGAACTTACCGACAGTGGAGAGGTCTACGAGAATCCGCTTCGGTAAAAATTGTAGACAGGAACAGGCAGATAATACCATAGTCTTTAATGCCAGTGACGAGTTCCTAGAAGCAAATACCTCAAATGCCATCTATATGACACCCATGCGGTTAAACGAAGATTTATCCGATAGAAATGTCACTGTGCTCGCATATAATCGGGTGACCAAAGAAATTACAGATTCGGGTTCCGTGGCTGAAGATGTTTTCGATATCACACTCCAAAATGCCACCACCAACGGTAATGTGACCGCCAACGTCGTATCTTTTAATAACCCGGAAACGAGTGTTACCACACTCTCAAATGTTGGGGTGGCAAATGGATCACCGGTGCACACCCTAGATGTGGGGTCAAATCTTTACGTCGATGACACCGGGTCCAACGTTCTCGTCGTCTCCGGGAATACCCACATCACCCAAGACCTCGTCGTCGATGGCAATGTCCTCGTGGAAGGTGTTGTAACCTCATTCCATAGTGAAAACTTCAAGGTTCGAGATGGAATCATAGAGTTGGGGAAGGACAACACCCTATTTGACACAACACTGGACCTGGGTCTCGTCCTAACACGACCAGAATCAAATGTCACCATCGGGTTCGTCGAAGCCACCGATGAAATCATCCTCGCCTACACCCAAAGTAGCGCAAATGGGAAAAGCCTAGTCCCCCTAACATCCGAAGATGTCAATGTTCATGTGTACGGTAGACTCTATACCGAAGCCAATGTGGGTATCGTCAATACCTCCCCCATACACACCCTAGATGTGGGGTCAAACCTCTATGTGGATGATGTGGGGTCAAATATTCTCGTCGTCACCGGGAATGTTGAGGCCACCGCATACTACGGAGATGGTACAACACTCACTGGGGTCGCACTCCTGTCAAACTTCGATAGCAACGTTTCTCGAATCCAGGTTTTGGAAATCGACCTCGCCTCCAACGCCTCTAGGGTTGGCACATTGGAAACCGACCTCACATCGAATGCCTCTAGGGTCGGGACACTAGAGACCGATTTAGCCTCTAATGCCTCTAGGGTTGGCACATTGGAGGTGGATCTCACATCGAACGCCTCTAGGGTCGGGACCTTGGAGGTAGACCTGGCCTCAAACGCATCTAGGGTCGGGACCTTGGAGGTAGACCTGGCCTCCAATGCCGCAAGGGTCGGGACACTAGAGACCGGATTAGCGGGTGCCGAAGCTAACATAGTCACCATCAACAATGACCTCGTGACCACAACCACCCGTGTAAGTGTTTTAGAAACAGACCTCGCCTCCAATGCCTCTAGGGTGGGGGTCCTAGAGACGAACCTCACCTCAAATGCAGCCCGGGTTGGAACCCTCGAGACCAACCTGGCCTCAAATGCGGCCCGGGTGGGGGTTCTAGAGACCGACCTGACCTCCAATGCCACCCGAGTTGGTGTTCTAGAAACAGACCTCGCCTCCAATGCCGCTAGGGTTGGCACTTTGGAGGTGGACCTCACCTCCAACGCCTCTAGGGTTGGGATACTGGAGGTAGACCTCGCCTCCAACGCAGCCCGCGTCGGGACCCTTGAGACAATTAAGGCCCCAAAGGATGGACCTATCTTTACAGGATTTGTCGGTATCGCAAACGCATCCTCTATATACGACCTGAGTGTGGGGTCCAACCTCTTC